GTGACATTGATAGTTATAATGAGGCTCATATTGATAACCCTATGAGACGAGAAGTTGTTGTTATTGATGAATTGGCAGACCTTATGAATCAGTGTGGCAAGGCGGTCGAAAGCAACATTGCAAGATTGGCGCAGAAAGCAAGGGCGTGTGGCATCCATTTGATAGTCGCTACACAGTACCCTATCAGAACAGTTGTAACCGGATTGATTAAGCAGAATATCCCTACAAGAATCTGTTTGAGTGTTTCTTCCACAGTTGCCTCTATGGTGGCTTTGGATATGCCGGGTGGCGAGGATTTAATCGGTAACGGCGATATGCTTTTCCTTGCGAATGGTTCATTAAAGCCGGTCCGTCTGCAAGGTGGATATATCAGCGAAATGGAGATTGCAAACATTGTATATGCGCTTAATCAGAATGTGGCAAGTGTGACCTATGCCGAAAGTACGGCACCACAGTCGCAGATTTCAAGTATTGAGGCAAGACAGTTTGCTCCTACCCCTGGACCTACATTGAGAACAGCACCGGCGCAGCCTATTGAGAATTACAAAACAAATGTATGCGGCATTACTGCTATCATTTGTGGAGTTATCGGCATTGTGTTCTGGCTCTTTGGTATTGTTGGATTGATATTTGGTATTGTAGCGGCAAAGAACCCTCACGAAAGAAAAGGTCCGGCAGTTGTTGGCTTATTGATTTCTCTCTTTGCTATCTTATGGCCTATGATGGCTTATGCCGCTTTTGTAATTACAGCAGGATTCTAAGGAGGTTGATGTTATGGAAATGAGAATAATTGCTCCCGGTATTGATTGTAAAGTAACAAATTGTGGTATAGCGGCAAGGATTGTTCCCGAACTCATGGACCGTATTTTCTATGATGAAGATTGCCGTGGGGATGTAATCACTCTGCATTTTGGCAATGAAGAAAACTGTACAGAGATTTATGCAAAAGAGGATGTTGCTCTTGTAATAAATGGCAAGGAGTATTGTGTGCCGGATGCCGTGAGTGTTGTAACCGAATTGATATGTGAGAAGTTTTTCGATAAATGAGAGGGATATTATGGCAGGAAAGACCACCAAAGCGTGTACTGCAGAACAGTACAAAGAATTGATTGAGACATTATATGAGGGTATCGGAGATAGTATTCTCCCTAACCCACGCATTGCTACCGCCCTTGTGGTTGAGGCGAACACCGGATTGAGAATAGGGGATGTATTGTCTCTTAATCGTTCCTCTTTCGTCCAGACTGCAAACGGACATAGATTTAATATCATTGAGGAAAAGACCGGCAAAACAAGGACATTTACAGTCCAGAAACAGGTGTATGACTTTCTCATGGAATATGCAGACAATGAGGGTATTGAGGGGGATGCCCCTATCTTCCCTATTACTGTCCGTGGGGTACAAAAGCATTTGAAGAAAGTCTGTGACTATATCGGCAAGGGATATGAGAACATTTCTACCCACAGTTTCAGAAAGATGTTTGGCACCAAGATTTACTATGAGAACAACTGTGACATTGAATTGGTTCGCAGATTGTATCAGCATAGTTCAGCGGCGGTTACGGCTCGTTATTTGGGCGTTACAGACGAAAAGATTGAGCAAGCCTTAGACAAGTGTGTTGATATTATTTATCGTCCAAAATAAGGCTCACGGAAAGCCACAAGGCATAAATTTGATTGATAATAACGGTTTCTTATAAGATTTGTCTATTTGTGTGTTGGATAACAAGTTTCTGGCTGTTTTTAATGTGAAAGCTGCCGCCGGTATGAGGGTTGCAAACGGCATAAACCATCCCTTTGTTGGTTGACAGGTTTTCCGGCTTTAATGCGAAACCGGATAAGGGCAGATACTTCCCCGACATTCGCGTGGTATCGGCGGACCGTATGATAACCGCCTTATAAATACATATCCAAATAGACAAATGTTGTAAGGAACCGTTGGATAAGGAGTTGCTATGGTTGATATTAAGAATTGTGACCGCATTGAGGTCGAATCAAATGATAAAATGGAAAAAATCATACAGTGGTATAAGCAGAATAGTGAGACATTGAACGCTTTAGAATTTCACGCTCCTATTCCAACCGGTGTTATTGATTTCAAAGAGGAGGCTGTCTCTATCGCTTATGAGCCTGAGGGCAAATTTGTGAGAATCTATCTTTATATGGATAGTGTCTATGTCTGCAATTTCAGATATGACCCTCAGACGCAGAAATCCGTTGCTCCCATCCTCTTTCCACCTGGACTGAGTAAAGAAAAACGAAAGGCCGCTACCGCACTTTTGTTTATTGATAATACACCGAACAAGTGCATATTAAAATACCACGCCTTGATGTGCTTTGCCGCCCATTACCGCAATTATGTTGAGGTTGCTGAGACTCACACCAAGACACTCACGAAACATCAGAGAAAAGCGCAAAAACGCTCTGGCGGCACCACTCCATTGATTACCACATATCGCATTGATAATAGACCTATTCCGAACTCCGAAAAGCGTTCCTATACAAAGCCTACCGAACAGGTAAGCGTAAGGGGTTATTATCGAACCACTAAAACCGGCAAGCGTGTGTGGATTCGTCCGTTTACAAAGTACAACGGAAACACCGATAAAAAGAACAAAGTATATAAAGCATAGTCTGTTGAGGAGGATTGACATGGATTTAAAGATTTTTACTGAAAACATTGAGCAAGAGGCGTTAGACCAAATTCACACTCTCTTATCACAAGAGGCATTTAAGGACTGCAAGGTTCGTATCATGCCGGATGTTCATGCCGGAGCAGGATGTGTTATCGGCTTCACTGCTGACCTGGGAAAGAAAGTGATACCTAACATTGTCGGTGTTGATATTGGCTGTGGTATGCACACTCTCATGCTCGGCAATATTGATATTGATTTTGAGAAATTGGATGCTGTTATAAGGCAGTATGTTCCGTCCGGCAGAAACGTCCATGAGGGCAGATTGATACAGTTCCCGGAATTACAGCAGTTGCATTGTTACAGAGAACTCCGAGACACTAAGCGTCTGGAGCGTTCTATCGGCACTCTCGGAGGCGGCAACCACTTTATCGAGATTGATGTGGACGAGGACGGCGGCAAGTATTTAATTATTCACTCCGGCAGTCGAAATCTCGGCAAGCAAGTGGCTGAATATTACCAGAACCTTGCCATTGACCTTATGAGCGGTAAGGATGATTTATTTGCCAAGCAGGAGGCATTGATAAAGGAGTATAAGGCTGTCGGGCGCAAGTCCGAAATTCAGACGGCCATAAAAGAACTGCATAGACAGTTTAAGGCTACCACTCCGAACATACCGAAAGACCTTTGCTATCTGACCGGCAAGTATCGTGAGCAGTATTTGGATGATATGCTTATCTGCCAAAAGTTCGCACTGCTTAATCGTGTGAACATTGCTCGATTGATAATCTCTCACATGGGTTGGAATGTGATTGATGAATTTACCACCATTCACAACTACATTGAGGATAATATGGTTCGTAAGGGTGCTATTTCCGCCAAGCGTGGAGAAAAGGTGCTTATCCCTATAAATATGCGTGACGGCTGTATTATCGGCATTGGCAAGGGTAATAAGGATTGGAACTACTCTGCTCCGCACGGTGCCGGACGAATCATGTCTCGTATGAAAGCCAAGGAAACCCTCGATATGACCGAGTATGCAAAGTCCATGGACGGCATCTACACTACCTCAGTCGGCATTGATACTATTGACGAGGCTCCTATGGTCTATAAGCCTATGGATGAAATTATAAAGAATATTGAGCCTACTGTACGCATTGAGCGGATAATCAAGCCTATCTATAACTTTAAGGCAAGTGAGTAATTGATAAAAACGAACTGGCATTGTATAATAGGCTTAACAAATTCATGGAGGTAATTAGAATGAAACTAATTAAGAATATTATACTTTGCCTTTCGGTTATGATTTGCTGTACTGCCATGGTTGGCTGTGGCGAAGTTCCTGAGGACTTTTCTGATAAAATATCTTCCGAGTGTTATTCATACTGTGACGGAACTTATACCTATGTGGCTCATGTAGTCACAAATAACTCGGAAAAAACAGTGTCTTTGGACGCATCTATTACAGCCAAGGACTCCTCTGGTAATGATGTTGGGTATGGGAACCACCAAATTGATGCAATCGCACCAGGGCAATCGGTTTCATTGACTGATATTTTTTCGTCTGCGGATGTGAAAGACTACAGCAATTCATTCAAAGCATTTTCCACAACGGCAAGGTCATGTTACGGTACAATTACCACCGCAGAAACATTATCACACAGAACCGCATTGATAAATGTCGAGAACAACACGGACGAAACAGTATTTTTCCTCGAAGTAGAGGTATTGTTTTTGAAAGACGGCAAGTTAATTGAAATCAATGGTGCGCAGTTAATGGATAATGACGCAGAACTGAAACCACACGATTCTATCAATCAGCAGTTGGAATGTTATAACTCCCCGGACATTGACGAAATAAAGGTCTTTTATACCGGAACATTGAGATAAAGAGCAAGGCAGAGAATTTTACCTCTCTGCCTTTTCTAATAGTTCAAACGCCTTATCATCCCCAAACTCTTTTCGCACTGCTTTCCATAATCGGAGATACTTCTGACTTTCTCTATCTCTTTCTCTCCGCGCTTTCTCTATTTCCCTTGTGAGCCGTCCTATGTAGTGTTCGTCCATTGATAAGAGCAGCTTGTCCGAATCTCGGTATAATGAGCGTATCATGCTTTCTTTGAGCATATCTGTGTATGGTATGGATATTACTGTACTCTTGCCGCCAACACTCCGTCTGTACTCATATTGAGGATTGTTGTCTATATCTTTCTTTGTGGCTTTCTTTACGCAATCTCCGTTGACATATACCCCTATTCCTGGTGGTATTTCATCCCGGACCTCTTTCCAAAATTCCCTTGTCAGAACAAAGTAATTATAATGTCCTACAAAGGATTTTGCCGCCGAACTATGGAAGTCTGCCTTTGATACCTTAATCTCATAGCAACGGAATATCCCTTTGGTGTCATAGGTCATATAATCAACCCTCTCTTTGCCAAAGAAACCGATTGTAACCTCAAAGCATCCGAATACTCCCATTTTCCTTGTGGCTCTGCGTATTGCCTTTTCGAGCATTATAGTTTCCTCTGTTTTCATACTGCCACCTACTGAGCCTTTGCCTTGAAGTGTTCTCTGATTTTATTTACAGTTGCCACGCCTACGCCTTTGATATTTCCAATCTCAGCAAGAATTTCCTCTATGCCTACGCCCTTGTTTGCCGGTGCTTCTTTCTTGCCTCTGTTATATCCCTCGCTCTCAGCCTTGGCAACTCTGTCCTCTACATAGTGAACCAACTGCTCGTCCGTCATTTTGCGCCATCTGACAGCCATATCATGTATTCTGTCCTCGTCTGCCGTTCTTCTACAACTTCTTTTCTTTGCCATTGATAAATCCTCCGCCTATTATTTAATATCTTCGATTGAGAAAATTAAACCGATACAATACAATTCTTCATCTTCCCAAATTTCAAAAGTCTCATGTGGAATATCCGTCTTGTAACTCCATGTTGCCTGACAGCCATCCACATTCGTACCCTCACACCAAAGAGCCTCAATCATATTTGCACGCTCTGTTCCGTCCTGAGATACACCATTCTTATCGAAATACACTTCTCCGCCATCAAAACAGCCGCCCTCGTCAATAATCGCCCCGCAAATTCCATTAAATCGTCACTTGCACCATAGACGATAACGAAACCATTTTCTTTTGCGGTCTGAATTTCGCTCGGTAAAAACTGCGGATAAGCTGCGTACTGTCTGCCATTGAGTTTTTCTGCAAATTCTTTCTTAGTCATTGTATTGCTCTCCTCTCAATAAGATTTCTAACTCTGTTTCACTGCATGATTCTGTAACAATCTCCCTCGCCTTTGATTTGGAAAGATTGCCCTTAACCTCTAATATCTGTCGAGACAATTTTGCACTCAGCAACGGAGCAAGAGTTCTGATGATATTGCCACGGATTGCCTTTG